GGAAGGTCCGCCGTTTTTTATTCGGCCCGTTCGTCTAGTGGTTAGGACACATGGTTTTCATCCATGCAACAGGAGTTCGATTCTCCTACGGGCTACCAGATTATGAAAGAGATGATACAATTAATAGGAAGGTATTTGTGAAAAAAGAAACGAAAAGAATACATAAAGAGACCGCGACTCAAATAGCAACTGGATTGGTCATTAATTACCCCCTAAATCTCTTTCTATTGTATGTTTACATTGAGAGATTCAATATTACAGATCCAATAATATTGGGTACCATGGTGACCCTGGTGATGACTGTCGTTGCCTATACAAGAATCTTTTTGTTAAGATCATATTTCAGTAAAAAATATAAATAAATTAAACGCGCTAATCACGACTAGTTCCTAGCCATGAAACCCCGTATATCATTAAAGGAGTTAGTTTATTATGAAAGGTATACCTTCAATTAAGTTCGGTTTGAATACCGAAAGTGGTAATCAATATAAAGCTGGTTTAACAATCATCCATCCAAAAGACAATCCTGTCACCCAACAAGAAGAATGGAAAGTTGCTTTTAATATCGTAAAAGATTTAATTGAATCCGGTGTCACCAAAATGGGTGAAGGATATTGTATCAGTGTTTCCGATATTTGTCTAAATCTATGTAAACAAAATGGTCTTTCAGCATCATTGTTAGAAGTTAAATTAAGTATCGTAGATCAAGAAGACGGCACTACTCATATGGTCGGACATGATGTATCTTGGGAAAAAAATTCTCATACTAAAGTAAGTACTCATGTTGTTGTTGCTATTAATGCAGAAATCCCATTCTTTATGGATCTATCAATTGCTCATAGACTTCCAAATCAAATGCAAGCTGTTATGAATGTAATAAAAAATGAAGGAAGTAAAATAATATCTAATTTTGTATTTGGTAAAAAGACAGGATTTTTATATCAAGAAAAGGTTGATGGTGTTAGCGTTCCAAAATTACATCAAATAAGTATACTTGATAGAATGGCAACTGATAGATTTATTTTTTCTGAAATGAAACAATTAAAGATACTCAACATAATCGGTATCGTTATTTCCTCCTTTGCATTAATCAATGTAATGGGAAAAATTCTCCTCGATTGGTACAACTAATTTCTTAAGACAAAAAAAGAAGGAACCCGGAGGTTCCTTCTCAATGATTCCGAAGAATCGTTTTTGTGGTTAGTTGACCTAACTCTTCTTATACTAAGATTAGAATAAGTTGCTAACAATAACTTTTCTGTAGTATCTGTTAAGATCAGCTGTAAGAGCACCAAGGCCTTGGCTAGAAACGTCACCTTGAGCGAATGGGTTTGCGACCATTCCGTAACGTGTCTTGAATCCAATTTTTGGTTGGAAGCTGTTCTCACCAACCGCACGTACCATTTGTAGAGGAACGTATGGGCAGTAGAATAAACCTGCATCAAATGCAGATGAACCCTTGTAACCAACTACCATGTAGTTAGAACCTGCGAATGGGTCAACATATACTCTGAATCTACCGTTAAGAACACCAGCAAAAGTATTGCCTGTGTCATCAACTTCTAAAGTATTTGAGTTAAGAGCAGGTGTGTAATCTAATACACCAGCCATTTGTAATGCAGAAGCCACGTCAGAAGAACAAATAACAACGTTACCTTTTCCTCTTCTTGTTCCTTTAGCAATAGCGTTAGCTTCTTGCTCGATTTGGAACATAAGACCTTTGAACTTCTCAACAGACCATCTACCGTTTGCATCAACGTCTAAGTCGAATGTACCCGGTGTAGCTGCACCTGTTGCGCCTGGAACAGCAACAGCATAAATTGTTCTAACAACTTCTCTATTGATTTCAGTTAAGATTTCAGTTTGAAGAATGTTAGCCAATTCTGTTTCAGCATCCAAGCCATGAACAGCTTTAAGGTCCTGAGCAAGCTCAGTTGTGTATTCTGCTTTCAAAGCACGAGTCTTAGCAGAAACGGTTACTTTCTCAATTGAGAAGGCCATTTCAGCATAGTTAGTCCCTTGACCATCACCTAAGGCTTCAGCAGCAGCTGTAGTCATACCAGTACCAGTTGTAATTAACTGAGTATTAGCATTTGGTAATGTATTAGCGTGAGCTCCTGTACCAGCAAAGCCTGTATCAGCTTCGTTGAATAGAGCTTCAGCACCAGCTTGTGAACCATATCTTGCTCTCATCGCGAAGATAAGACCTGTAGGACCAGTCATAGGCTGAACACCACAGATATCATAAGCGATAAGGTTAGGAACGGCTCTTCTTACTAATGAGATAAGGATTGGGTCATAACCTGCACCAGGACCAGCTGGAGCAGAACCACCTGTAAATCCACCGGTTGTACCGACGTCATTAGTAGGAGCTTCTGAAAGCAAGCTTGTCATGTTAGCAGATAGATCACCAGTTTCCTTAAGTGCTCTTTCTGTATTCTCAAGAATAGTAGCAGTTACTGCTTTTCTATGAGAATCGCTAATTGGTGAAAAAGATTCGTGCTCGAGAATGGGCCCCCACTTTTCCACTAGTCTTGAATAGTTATCCATTTTGGATCTCCTTTATTAATATTAATTTAATTAAAAACCAATTTATTAATTATTCTTTTTTCTAGTGTTGAAAGCTTCAACAAGAGCATTAATAGAAGAGTAATCAGAAGTTGGTTTAGTTACTTCCTGTTCTTCTAGAATAATTTCGTCATCTTCGTCCTGAACATCTTTCTTTTCAACAAGAGGCTTGTCAGAGAAGAATGACTCCTTAATTACTTGAAGATTTTCTGCATAAGCGTCAAGATCTTCAATATCAAGCTTTTCAGACAATACTTTCAATCTTTCTACCTGATTCTCAGATAAACCTTCTGAAAGTTCGTCAAATTTTTGTTCTGCTTTGTAAGTAGCAATTTGCTTTTGTAATTCGATATTCTCGTTTACTAAATCATTTGCTTTACCTTCCAATTCAGAAACTGTTGTCTCTAAGTTTGCTACAACGTCAACTGATTCTTCATCAACTGATACGTTGTGCTCTACGAATAAGTTCTTAAGACCTGACATTAATGATTCTGCCATTTCAACTTTAATTCCAGCTTCGATAGCAATTTCATTTTCTGACATCCATTCAGAAACAACGTAGTCTAAATACTTATCAACATTTTCAGTAATAGTATCTAATTTCTCAGTTACTGCTTCATTCAATGCTTCGTCTAAAGACTTAGTTAATTCTTCACGAATTGTCTCAGTTCTTTTATTTACTTCTTCGTTTAATGCGGCTTCAAATACAAGACTAATCTTGCCTTTGAACTCTTCGGATAAATCTTCGCCTTCGATGATAGATGCAATTGAAGATTCCACCACAACCTCTTCGATTGTTTCGACTTCTTCAGTTGTTTCAACTTCTTCCGCTGTAGGAACTGGCTCTCCAGCTTTACCTTGCTCAGGTGTTACTTTCTTAGCATCTACAGGGCCTTTTGGCTCGTCAGTAGTTGTTTTCTTCAGCTTGTCCTTTTTGCCTTCGCCACCCTCAGGTGCCACAGGTTGAGGTACACTAGAAATACCATCATCAGCAACGAATGTGTTTTTCTCGTCTGCCATTATTTTTCTCCTTTAAATTTGTTATAAATCTACAAATATTTAATTATAATAAACTTGACTGTTTTTATTTATAAAAAGTTAATTTCTCAAAGAACGAACGAATGTTTCAAACATTCTTGTTGCCGTTGCTTCATCAATAGTCCTTACTACTCTATTCACTTTCTTTTCAACTTCTTCAACAATATTTTCGATAGCCTGAGTGGCTTTCCAATTGCCAGAAGCAATATCGTAGTAATATTCTACATTCTCCATGATACCATTTACGAATGCATTTGGTGCTGAAGGGTCAGTGACAATATCAACAGTAGAAAGATGGAAATCCTTTTGAACTTCCATTACTCCATCTCTACCTGCCTTGACCGAACCAAGACCTCGAGTTGAAACTCCGATCTTTACTCCTTCGTCTAATAGGCTTTTAACGATTTCCCCCATCGGTGTTGATAAGATTTTTGCCTTACCATAAAAATCGTTGCCATCACGTTTCATTTCAGTAATCAAATGCGAAACGCGATCCCCGTTGATTTGTGGACCATCAGGGTGCCCTAACTCTCCGAGTGCTCTTTTAGTTTGAATAAATTCTTTATCATAGCGATTCATTTCGCTTTCTAAAGTAGCACTTGGATAAATTCTTCCGTTGCGATTTTTAATATCGCCTTGCATGAAGATTCCTTCGATAAAGTAATTCTTTTTACCGTCTTCTTTTTGCTCAGTAATTACTTCTACAAAATCTTCTGTGTATTCTGCTATTAATCTCATATCTATTCCCTATTAAAAACTATTTATAATCAGTTTATGCCCTATATGCTATCTTTGTCGCCCAGACCGCGGCGGCCGCTCCCGCAGCCGTTAGTGAATGAGACGATTCCTTTTCAACATAAATTGTAGCACCAGGACTAACAAAAACTTCTCCTGCAGTTTCTACTACAATAATAGATTCAGGTACTGTACCTGTATTCGTTACCGAAGCAATAGTAGCATCAAAAATTGTATTTGCTCCACTTGTTATATTAACTGGAACACTTAGTGGTTTAACTATGCTCGGCATCTTTAATATTCCTTATACTGTTTTAGCAAAATCTAAAATTTCGTTGTATCCTGCTTCATCAGCAATGAATACACTGTACATTTCATTTTTGTTTGTTTCTGTTAATTCTTCAAACATTCTGTTTAAAGTATCTGCATCTTCTTCTGAAATTTCAATTACTTCGTTGTTTTGTAATGTAAAAGAACCCGCTTCGATACTTTCGTATGCCATACCTGCTTTAGTAAAAATCTTTGAAGCAGATAAAGGTTTAGCATTAACCATTTGATCTCCTTTTGCATAAGCATATAGAGATTTAACATTTGAGAATACTTCTGCTAATTTGTTTTGCCACCATTCTTCAGGATCTTGTCCTTCCATTTTCAAATAGGATTGAATTTCTTCTGATGCATAACAAATAAAATGTAATTGTTTCAACATCATAGGAATTTCTTGTTGGGGACTTTCAAGCAATTCTTCCTCGGTTGAAACTTTATTTAACATTTCTTTGAATGTCATTTGAATTGTTTTTCCATTTGAATCTTTAATGGTAACTTGTGTAGGACTTGTTTTTGGTTTGTCCTCACCTTTTAAAACTTTTTTCTTTTGAACTTCAGGCTCAATAGTTTTAGATGCTTCTGTATCATCGGCTTCTTTTGTTTCTGCTTTTTTAACAGGTTTCTTTTCTGCTTTTAATACTTTATCATCTGAACAACTACCTTCCTGCATACCTTTAATTTCATTGCCGCAGCAAGAACATTCTTTACCAATTTCTTCAACCTTATGTTCTCCGCCACAATGTTCGCAAGATTCGTCACAACCGCAAGAAGCTACCAATTCTTCTTTTTTAACTTCTTTGCTGTTTGATACTCCAAGAATCTCTACAATTGATTTTCTAATAGGTGTTGTTGATTCTTCAACTTCCTCTTGTGATTTGCCATCACCTGTACCTCTATCAGGCAATGTTTGTGATACACGTTTCTTATACGCTTTATCGTAATTTACATCGCCTTTTTGGTCAGCAGGCCTTGCTGCTTCTCCTTTGCCAGGAATCTCACCTGTGAAGACATGGTCAGGAGCAACAGGATGTTTGATTAACTCAATCGTATGTTGATCCTTAAAGCGTCTTTCTTCAGGTGCCTTTGGTTGGGCAACTTCTGAAACTAGATCTTTAAAATTTTTCATGTTTAGTCCCTAATTTAATTTCTATATTACCTTTATTTATATTATTAAAACGGTTCGTCCTCTTGATGACCGCCTGCTTCCTTTTCAGCCGCAATTTCATCTTCCATTTCTTGTTGTTCTTCTTCAGTCATTTGAAGAATATTTTTCGTAATCCACTGATGAGAGAAATACTTACCAGTGTATTCTGAAACATCTCTAAGAGTATTCAATCTTTCTCTTAGAATTTCAGCTTCTTTTAATTCTTCAAAATAATTATCTTTAACAAAGTCATAACGAATATCATTTCTAATTTCTGCGAACTCTTCAGGTGTTAATATACCTTTGAGTATCAATTGCTTCTCTAATACCATATTAAATATCCATGAGAAGCGAGAACGAATTCTCCTAATAAATTTACCAAACTTTAGTTCATCACGAGTAATCTCAGATGTTCTACCAAAGGTTGCCATAGCTTCTGGTTCTAAACGGCTTAAAGGTACCTTCAACGCCTTGTATAATTTACGTTGAAAATACTCTAAGTTTTCGTTACCACTCAATCCTGGTGCATTACCTCCTGCGAGGGTATCAACTTCAGTTGATCTTTCTCCACCACGACGAGGGAACCAAAAGTCCTCGGTCATTGTTAGCATCTTTCGAGAATCGGTAATTTCACCGGTTGACGAATTATACTGTAACTTGTTTTTATGACGTGCCATCATATCTCTAAGATATTGTTCTGCCTTGTTCTTAGGCAGATTGCCCACGTCAATATAAAAAATTCTTCTTTCAGGTGCTCTTGTTAACGTGTAAATAACAACAGCATCTTCCAACATTCTAAGCTGATTTAAAGCTTTTCCTGCTGGATGTAAATGAGATAATACTAAACTATTATTCTCATTCATTAAGCCCGATGTTACTCGAGCTATACTATCTTTAGCAATCTTGATTCCTGAAGTACTACTTGCTGGAGAACTTACTCCACCTGTACTTGTATTTTGGAACCCTGTTTCAGAATACATGTAATACTCGTTTTTAACTTTCTTAACAGGTATTCCTGAATGCTTGTCCTTTTGTTTCTTATCAACTTCTCGAATTAATTTTAGTTTTCGAGGATCAACATAACGTAATTCTAATACACCTTTCTTAACATCTTCAGGATCAATAATAATATGATAATTTAATCTTCCATCAACATAAAATTTCTGAAACATATCATATGAATTATTAGTAAAGTCAAATAATGCAAGAACGTTATCAAATTCATTAATAATACTTTTCTTTACTTTATCTGGTAGATCTGTTTCTCCTAAAGAGATTTCAACAACTCTATCATTAGTATCAACACTAATTGCTTCATTAACAATGTCATCAATAGCCTGAGAAACTTCAGGCTGCATTGCCATATGACGATATCTTGTAATTAATTCAGATTCCGTTTTAGCGGAACCTTCCATATCAAGTATCGTATTATAAAAACCACCAAGAGCATTACCAACGGTAATCGCTCCATCATCATTAGAAGGTTCAGCAAAGGAGACTGGAAGTGTAGTCTCCTCTTCTGCCCTCTTTATATCAAAGCCAAAAATTTTCAAAATATCACCTATTTAATTATGTAGTAGGAATACCAGTATTTCCTTCAACTGTCCACATGTCGTAGTCGAAGTCAACTGTGAATTCCTGAATTGCGTCAGCTCCATCCCATGTCATTGCCATTGTGCTAACTGATGTTGGGAATAATCCCTCAAATTTGTATGATCTCAATGGATCTCCATTTCTACTATAATGTGTAATTAATGCATCAGATTTATAATCTTGAGGTAAACCCGAGATGTTAGTTTGATGCGAATTAATTGCATTCATCCAAGCTTCAAATGCGTTACGAATTTGATAATCTTCATCGTTAATTACAGTTACCTGCCAAGTCGAGAATTTTCTAGAACCAGAATATGCAATCTCTCTTCCAAAATAAGAAACCTTAAAAGAGGATACATCTGATGACGGTATGTTTGCTGCTTTTACCATAAATGGAACTTTAAAATCAGCAACTGGGTCAACAGGGTTGAGAATCTGAACTTGGAAAAGGTTAGCACGAGCGCCACCGCCAGTTAACTGGGATTTGAACTCATTAATATTAAATGCCATTCTTTTTCTCCTTTATTAAAAATTATTTATTAGGCTAATGACCCAACAATTTCATCAAACTCAACGCCGCTTCTTGTTGCCACGAAGGTTAATTCAATTACATTAATTGAACGTGCAGGCTTAATAAAGATATTAGCTCTGAACTTACCTTGGTCAATAATAGACGGTGTATTTACTGTTGTATCAGATACCACTCTGAAATCAACAATACCTCTTTTACCTTGAATGTCTCTTAAGAATGGTTCAACAATTCCTTTAAATTGAGCTTGAGTAAACTCGTCGTTCAATTCAAATAAGAATGATTCTGCAGCATTGGCAATTGCCTTTTCTACCGCAATAAACAATCTTCTAACGTTGATACTATCAAATGCGCTATTAGCACCTAATCCTGTCTTATCACCAAATAAAACAATTCCTCGTCCTGTTTGTGCCATGACTGGGTTAACATTTGCACTGTATAGTTGATCTCTTTGAGCCTTATTAGGATTAAAGGCAAGTTTAACAACATTCTTGATTACACCTTTACGGAAACCGGCAGGAGATTCAAAAGGTTCAACTCTTGAAGCAAGACCTGCGATATCACCGTTAAGTGGGGTATATCTGTATACATCATTATATCTGTCATATCTATACTTATAACCTGAATCCATTACATAGTAAGAAGAACTTGGTAAGCTATTCTTATATGCAATAATATTTGCTAATTTAGCTTCAGATTTGCTTTCATCAACAACATCTGATTTAGCAGGCGAAATAAACGCAACTGCATCTTTTCTGTAATCAGCAATATTTGAAATAAGGTATGTAGCAAGATTACCACTATCGTCACCTTTACCTTGTAATACGAAAGATACATCAATCTCATTTGAAGATTTGAATAAATCGTAGGCACCGGCAAGGTCGGCTAATGTTGCTGCAGTTTCTGTTCTACCATCTGTACCTAATGCTAATGATTCATATTCAGAAGTTTGAGCTTCGAAGTGAGCAGTATTAGCAACAGTAACCCAAGAAGATTCTTGAGCAATTACTTCTCTATAGTAATTTGTTTTACCGTTTGATAGTTTTGCACTTTGTGATGTAGAAACATCAGAATAAATTTCTAATACAGTATCTGGTGTTCCGGATATTGAACCATCTTCATCAATAACAGCAATATGGAAATTGCCTGTTGCTGGAGCTTTTCCAAATAATCCTGAGAATGCCCATTTCTTTGTAATACTTAATTTATTTAATTCTGTCTCTGCTAATCTGTATGGTTGACCTAAAGTAATAGTATATCCATATGATGTAACTAAACTGGTGTTAGCAGTTTCATCGCCTGCAGAATCTCTCCATTCTTCAGCAATTGAAGAAACTGGTATTGATTGATAACCTACTGAATCGTTACCGATGACAAATATATCACCTGCATCAATTGTTGTAGTATCAATTCTATATGCTGGTGCAACTTCAAATTCAACTGAAGTAGCATTAAAAGCAATTGTTTGGTTAATGGAAGTATTACCTGTGATTCTTGATGAAGTAATATTACTTACTTCAATAAGATCAGCTTCAAAGTTTGTATCTTTAACATACGCAACCTGTAATGAGTTACCTAACTCTCCAGGATATAATGCATCAAATGCACCATATACATGAAGTTGAGTATTTGAGCTTGAAGTATCAGAAGCAGAAGCAGTAACTGCTCCATTATCTGCACGAGCAACCCATAATGCATTTGCATATGAAAGATAATCAGCTGCTACAAAGAACGTCTCATAGTTATTATCATTGGGTTCACCAAATCTTTGAACTAATTCATTCTCTGAAGAAACAAGTATTGCTTCACCTACCGGGCCCCATCTAAATACACCAGCTACTGCTGCAGGTGGTGTTGCGATGGCAGGAACCGATGCTGATGCGTCCACCTCTCGAACAATTACGGAAGGACTTACGGAAAAAGCCATATTATTCTCCTTTAAATATTATCTATTTTAAACCTATTTACTAATTTATAGTTATCACAGTTTTATTTATAATAATTTAAACTACACTTCAAAAGTTCTTTCAGGTCTGTACTCAATCCATCCTTGTTCATCTGGTAATGGATCCCCTGTATCAATAAATCCGAAAGGTAGTAATTCTTCATCAAGCTGTTGTTCAGTTTTTTCTTTCAATGCTGCTAATGTATTGATATCTGTTAATTCTCTAAAGAATCGTTGGTCAGATAACCAAGCAAATAATACTAGATTCATAACGAGATCATCGTTAGCTCCAGATTCAGCTTCGTAAGAATTACCTTTTTTACTAAAACGTGATAACTCCTGTATTGTATTATAATCTTGTATTATTAACTGATTTTGTTCAATTAATAATTTCAATATAGAACAACCTTTTGATTTTACTTGTCGGGTTGTTCTTATTCCATGATCTGCTCTCTTCCCTCCAAAACCACCTGAAACTTGTTTACCGGATCGGCCGGCATTTTCAGTGAAAAGAAGATTTTCATAGCCGTAGTCCATTAAGAGTACATCAGAAACCTGCTCACCGATGTCATTGATTTCTATTAATATGGCACTCTCATTATACATCAGCCCTATTCTATATATAACAGAGGCAAAGTCAACTGGACTTATAGTATTGTCCTGAAAGCAACATACTTGTTTGTATGGCATTTCAGTTACATCAATCATAGTAAATGTTGAATAATCAAGGCCTTTACCTCTTGACACATCAACTGTCATAACATATGAATGATTAGGTATTGCTTTTTCGTATTGTGTAATACCTTCACTTTCAGTAATTGGTTTGGATGGTGCTAGTTCTTTTAATTTGGCACCACTAATAAGAGTACCTGAACTACCCAAGAATTGACAACAGTACTCTTGATTAAATTTTTCGTTATCAAAATCTAATGCTTCAAGAGTTTCATCTTTCCATTGTTCGTCTCTACCTGGAACATCATACCACATAACTTCAACAAACTCATAACCGTTAGTACCTTCTTTGGCACCTTTACAAGTTTTCCAAAAATGGTTCAATCCATTTGGTGTTGAAGTCATTAATAACTTTGTACTTTGACCTGATGAAATTGTTGGATATACTGAAGCAAAGAATTCATCAAATCCTTCAATAAACGCAACCTCATCAAGATATAGAAAAGAAATAGATTTACCTCTAATTGCCGAAGATGTTGTAGTTCCTGCGTATATCTTACAACCATTTTCCAATGTTATATTACCTTTATTCCATTCTTCAATACCTTGCTGCATCCATTTAGGTAATGCCTCATAGGCAAGCTGAACTCTCCCTAATACTTCTCTAGCCGCATCACCTTTGTTTGCCAATATGGCAACGGTCTTAAATTCATTAAATAAGATGTAGTGTAATATAACCGCTACTGCTGTTGTAGTTTTACCTGCCTGTCTTGATGTAAGTACGGCAACTCTTCTATTCTTTGTAATCTTTTCTGTAATTTCTTTTTGATAATCATACATCTGAATAGGAATTAAGCCTTTATCAACATGTACAATTTTAATATAGTTTTCAGCGAAGTAAATAGGATCTTCAGCGCATTTCATATACTCCTTCAACATCTCTGGAGTAAATTCGATTTGTTCTCCAACTTTTTTGAGGTATGAATTACCTAAGTACCCGCGATCTATCATTCGTTGTTATCGCCTTTAATCATTTTTAATAAATCGGCGGTTGATACAATTAAGTTATTATTCGTAACTTGAGTGGATGGTCCAGATTCTTCTTTAGCAAATCTTTTCTTTGTAGACATTTCAACATAATCTTTGTTTGCATCAAGCAATGTTTTCATTAGTGTGGATACAACTTCAAATGCTCGAGGAGATTCTGATTGTTTCGCAATTGCTGTCATTTCTTTAACTGCATCATCACCAAGATTAATAATATTCTCAATATTTTGTTTTGCTAATTCAATGTCTTTTAAATTTTCTTCAGCTTCTTTTGTAATAGCCGCAATAGGATGTACTACACTTTCTTGCGGTAAATTCTTTAAATTATCTACACTTTCCTGCACCAAAGGATCTTCTTTAAGAGTTGCTTCAAATTCAGCCCTTAAATCTTCTTTGGCATCTTCCAAAGGTCTCATATTTAAAGCTTGCGCAATTTTATCATCAGTCATATTCACCATCCTTTGCTTTGTATTCCTTATTATTTATTGCGCATGATTTTCGTAATAGGCTGCTACTGAATCTGTGATCTCTTTTATTAAAGTGTAAATCAATATCTCGCTTACGACAGATATCTTTTCCTGTGAAATCTTTATCACGATATTCTTCTCCTAATATACGAACATGAATTGTATATAGTTCTAAAATATCTTCAAGATCTCTTTCAGTACAATAAGGAATAATTTCGTCAACATATCTTACTGCCTTAAGTTGACTATATCTTTCTACAATAGTTTGAATAGGTGGGTTCTTTATATTAGGACGATCCTGTGAAGGATCCATTTGTAATCCTACAATTAAATAATCACATTGTTCTTTTGCTTCTCTTAGCATTTGAACATGGCCAGCATGAAGCAGGTCAAAACTGCTACAAGTAAATCCAATTTTCATAATTTATTTCCTCTTAACTAGGTTCAGTATCGGATACTTGCTCGATAAAGTCCCAGTCGTCATCAAATTCAATTAAACTAAAATCAACGGTTAGTTCAGGATCGGTTGTTGGTGTACCGTTTGCTGTCATACCTGGTTGCATAGTTTGATATTCAACAAACTCTGTATTCGCAAGTATATCATCAGCATAACGAACATCAATAAATCTGATAATATTCTTATCTCTTTCAGGTCCAAAGAACCAACCTTTCATTGTAAAGTTTAATGTATATATTATACTTCTTCTTGTTGTGAATGCTTCTTCATAAACATCTTCACTTGTTACTCCAGATAAAATTAATGGAATATCAAGTGGTTCCAATCCGTCAATTAATCTTACAGTGCTTGTATGTTCTGGATTAAAGAACGGTAATATTTGTTCTAATATTTTAACGGCATCTTCATTATATTTTGCCATAATGTATAAACTGAATCCCATGTTATATGGAGTTCCTGCATACAGAAATTTGCGATATCCGCTTGCTTCATCAACTGCAGTCTTTCTTAATTTTCTTGTAGGAGCAACTTTTCTTTCAGTGTCATATGTAAACGATGTAAGTTCAAAAGCCATACGAGGTAATGTCATTGCGTATGGTTGTCCTGCCGAAGGATTACCAGATGCATCAGTGGAAGCTCCACCTAATAATGCAGGATCTTGGTCAAGACGAGCTAAAATCTTTTGATATGGTCCATAAGAAATAGGTACTATTTGTCTCTGATTAAGTGTACCATCAGTGCTTGTTCTTCTAACTTCTAATTGATTAAAATATGTACCAAATAAGGCAACATATTTGCGAATCGTAGAATTGTAAAAATAGTTTGCTATTGCCATTATGAGTCACTTATTTGTATGTTTTCACTAAACGGATCTACTTCTGAGAAATCAATAATACCATCTGCTTCAATTTCAAAGTTTAGGTTATTTGATAGATCATCAGTTTGTGCAAGTGCATTTAGTGTAACTGTATTAGAAACGTATACATCTGTATTGTAATCTGCAAAGTAATTATCAATTTCTGTTCGGCCTGTATTGAATCTTTGGTTGCTGTATTCAATCAATTCACATGTCATATCAAATACTTGAGTTTTACCCATTTGATAAAATACGCTTTCATGTTCAACGTATTTAATTTCAAAAATCTTTTCGTTTAATGGGAAGTAAATTAAATCGCCTTCTCTTGGACGAATAAGTTCAACAACCTCTCGAGTTACATATCTTTCAAATGTTCTATTCGCAACGGTAAGTGTTAATTGATCTCTGATTTGTAAACCGAACTTAGATAAGAAATCACCTTCACCTTCAAATCCTTCGTTATTTTTAACATAAACTTCAAATTCAAAAGTTTCATTATATTCTGGAAAATCGTCTTCATTAAAGATTACATCACGACCTTTAATTGCTCTACTAATGTAAATGACATCAACACCATACTGCTTGATAGATTCAATTACTAAATCGTCAATCAGTTCTTGTTCAGAAAATCTCTGATAGTTGTTGAAAAATACATTAGTTGCCATTACTTATCCAATATAGTTATAAGAGAGAGGTTGTAATTCGGATATTGCGTTTTCTTCCATTAATCTTCTCTCTTCTCTCGCATCGGAAAGTATTTGTTCTCCATTGAATGATACACCGCCTACAAGTTGCATACCTGTAAACTTAGTTAAGTTTGAACCCCACTGCTCTTTAACTAATGCAGTTGCGTAATTTTGTAACCAACGATCTGACCACACATCTGAATACGAAGCAGGATCAATTACATCGTATGCTTCAATAATGAGATACTCTCCTTCAGTTAATACACCTTTATCCATGTCAAGATGCAATCTATTAACGTGTTTATTATAACGAACCATTGGTTTACCTACAAGCATTTCTTGTAAGAATTCTAAATGACTCATTGACATATAATAATTTGTAATATTATAACCTGTGATATCTTCAAGATTATTTAAAACGAATTGATACTGAACATTAAAAATACCTGAACCTGTTGAAATACTTGACTGCATATCAAAGATGCCTGAAATACCAAGGATTGTTGTAGGCAAATCAATATAACCATTTGCTACATCATCTGCAGTAAGTTGGTGTTTTAAATAAATTAATTGACTACCGTTATAATGATAATCTCTCCAAAAATCAATCGCTTCATCAAGACGATCATCTACCTGTTCATCGGACACATTAATATCAATGACAGGTGCACCTAGCTTACGGAGTACCCATGCTTTGAATTCTTCTCTTGTTGTTGGTTGTGCCATTTTAATTGATTTCCATTAATTATTAATATTTATTCGGCTTATGGTTCAGCCTCAGCATCAGCCCTACAGTCAACTCTTATTTCCCATATTTTAGTATCATCATATCCAGATACACGTCCCCAAAATTCAACAATCCATGTACAATCTCTAATATTGTTTGCTACCGGTGCTGCGGACGCACTCGCACCCAAAAAGAGTTGAATATTATCACCGACGCTACTTGTTGTTAACCAAGTATCATTTACATAACTATTTGAATATGTTGAATATGAGCTAGAACTTCCAACCACTACGTTATTAGTCAATGTATATTTCATCTTAATAGCGGATGGTGTAAAACCATTAAGCGTAAATACATCTTGTGCATTATCAAATGCAGCAGTTGTTAAAGTAGAAGAGGTACCACCTACCTCATACCTAAGTACTGATTTAGTTGTAAAATCTCCACTCGCAAAAGAGCTATCGTCCCTGGCTTCAATTTCAAATCCCAAACTGCCTCTTCTCATTTTAAGTTCTATATATGCAGCTGTAGATGCAGAGTTAGATAAAGAAAAAGCAGTTGCCAAAGCATCGAGTCCAACTCCATCATCGGAATAACGAACATATTCTATTCCTCCGCCTGTTGGAATAGAATTACCTGAAACTCCGCCAGTACCTCCGGTTACTGATAATCCTGACATTGTGTTATAAGTATGTGTTGCCATTATGCTAACCCCGTCCATTCACATTGATAGTATCCGGTATCAAGAATATTTGAGCCACCAGAATCAGATGCAATTTCTATTTTTAATGTTCCTTGCGAGGCCCCATAGGTAAGAAGATCTCTTGAATCTCTAAACCACCATTTTCTTGTTGATGATAATGCATGCCATGTATTTAAAGCGGCAGAATCAGATGAAGGTGAAGTAGATGGAGTAAAGCCAGAATAAGAAGATGCTCGAATATAATATGTTGTGCTTGGTGTAATATTGTTCCATTGAACCGATGAATGTAAGTATCTTCCAGCACCACCTACATTATAAATGCTTTCATATTTGTAAATATTACCGTTAGCATCAAATTCCCAGCCCATTATCATATCATTGTTATTACTTGTTGCTCTATCAAAGAAAGTTTCTGGACTACTTGTAGTACCGCTCAATGAAACTGTTTCTGTTGGAGCTCCACCACCTGTTGCCGTAAACCCAACAGCATTTGCTCTTATTTCAGTTGCAGAAACACAAGTTGCATAAACTTGCCAATGCTGATAATCACCCCATGTAGGTTCTGTATTATCAGGCCAATTCCAAGAAGAAGGAAAAGTTGGTGTATAATAATTTGTAGATGTATCTAATAAGACAATTGCTGATCTTCCTGCAGCCATACCAGATTCTGTAAATGTTGTTGCTGCAGTTAAAGTACATGTATGCATCGGTGTAGTAAAATTAACATTATCAGTTATTGCCACTGGAACCGCATGAAACCCAGTAAAAAAACCTGTAGCATCGGTAATGCTTTTTAATTTCAAAGAATCATTTATAACTTCTGTTCCTGATATTTTAATTGCCATTATTCTACACCTACGTCAAGCTTTCCAGCTAATCTATAAAACAGTTTTTTAATTTGTTCATTCTGTTCATCTTTATCATCATGTTCAGGAATTATATGATACGATTCCACTTGATTATTACTTGAATCTGTATGAACAACTTTTATTGTAATGTCTTTTCCAGTTTTTGCCATCTTACGATCCCCAGCTTGTTGCCACTGCTCTTATAGTACTTGAATCCCAACAAGTAAAAACAATTTGCCAATATCTTGCTCCAGTAAATGATGGTGTTGTATCATTTGCCCATTTAACATCTGTATCAAAAGTTGGTGTATATCCTGTAGAACTAATATCTAAAATAAGCATATGAGTTTTTCCAGCCGCTCGGTTTGTCATATTTGCATTTGCGAATGTTGTCGCTGCAGTTAATGTACACTTATTAAAAGTTTTATCAAAATCTATAGTACCTACTCCACCGCCTGGAGTTGTAAATGACAATGGATGAAAATTATTATATTGCCCTTCAGCACCAGTGATATTAGCAATCTCTCTAAGATTGTTTATTACTTCTGTTCCGCCTACTTTAATTGCCATATCTTATTCCTTAAAGCCCAGCTTGTTGTCCATAAGTTGCATTTAATATTCCACCAGAATTTGGTACTTCTGCAGTTGAATAAAAAGTTCCTTCATTACATACAACTTTAACTCTAAAATCTGGATTCGCCGAAGCAAAGTTGGTTGTAGTATTTGTTGTCCCAGAGCTTTGATTTGGATCTCTTTGTGCCATCCACCCAAATCTAGTTGTTCCTGGTGTAGTGCTTATATTATAATATGTTCCAGAGTTATAACCATTTGAAACTGGAGTTGGACCATACGCGTAATTAGAAGGAGTACAAGTTCCACTACAAGCTTGAGATGAAACATTGTATTGTGCCTGGACCGAACTAATACCTGTTAATCCAGTATAGTTTATATAAGTTGTGGTTGGAGTACTTGGCGCTGCCGATGTGCCAGAATCAAATACTACAATAATTCTATTATTTGCATCATCTCTTTCAAATCTAACATAAGCCCATGCTTCGGGCCAGCCAACTTGTGATGTTTCGGATTCACTAAAATTAATACCTAATATACTAAATGAGCTGTCCATAGTTGCAGATGGTGTACCAGCCGCATCATAAGGAAGTGCTGTTGCTCTAACAGTAGAAGCATCCCAACAAGTTAAAGTAACTGTCCAAAATCTATTTGAGGACCATGTAATTGCTGTTGGAAATTTAACTTCTGAAGGCCAAGAAGGTGCATAAGGAGTAGTACTAGTATCAAGAAGCAAAGTTACTTGTTTTCCTACACCTCTATTAGAAGTAGTAAAAGTAACGTTACTGGTCATTGCCAGTGTTTGATAAGTTTTTGTGAAATCTATGTCTGTAGTAATTGTGCTAACAATAGGATGCCAATTATCAAAAGTGCCTGCACACTCTTCTATATTTTCTAAAGCACGGCTGTCATTAATTACTGTAAAACTGGATACTTTGATTGCCATCTTCGTCCTCTCGACTATTAGCAGTTAATTTAATTTATAGTTTTATTTATACATTAGTCACGGCGCTCAATGTCATCTTCTGATAAAATATTGCCAAGCCATACTTCAATTACCTTCGCAGGTTCTGTTCCCACATTTGTTGCTTTATGCCAAACACCTTTTGGGATATCAATACTTTGTCCTGCTACATATACGTCATGGTGTATATGATTTTCTTTTTGTAGAACCATTTTAATAGATCCTTCTACAATATGCCAATGTTCTGATCTATGTTGATGTCTTTGGTCACTTAAAGATTTGCCTGGATCAAAGGATAATTCTTTTACTTGCCAATTGCCGTTTGAATGTAAAACTGTATATGTTCCCCATGTTCGTTTAACCGTAGGTTGCGACCATTCTTTTAATATCCAGCTTGAAGAATTCTTTTTATTTTCTCCACCTATACCAAATTCAAACTCAATACCTTCTACGGTCATCTCAGGGATGTTATCTGATGTTCTATCACCACCATTTACGAATACAATAGTATCATTGGGGTATAGTGCTTTAACTTGTTCTAAGCAATCTATCGCACTTCCATCTGAATCGTCAAAAGCCATTACTTCATCAACAAATCCTAACGCTCCTACAATTGCGGCTCGTTCTTCCCAAGGCATAAAGTATCTACCTTTCTTTTGTTTTAACCAAGAGTCTGAATTTACTCCGACAATTAATCTCATACCACAAGCAGCAGCTTCTTCGAGATATTTAATATGTCCTGAATGAATTGGATCAAATCCTCCAGTAGCTACTATGGTAATCATTACAATTCCTCCATGAAATAATCCCACACAAAATTAGAATCTTTATTTGTTTTCATTTCTTTTGGTAAATCAACAAGTTCAGAATGAATATACCAATCTTCGTATGGATGTCCAGGACAAAAAGAAACATTTGGTACTGCTAATACATATCCATGTTTCTTTAATATATTTCTTGCACTGTCTCTTCTTTCATTTCCTAATCTATAAAAATCGTGTTCAAAAGTAATGATTCTAAACTTAAACCTATTAAACGGTATATTTTTTAAGATATCAATTGACGCATCATCACAATCAATTTGTAAGTAATCAATAACAGGTTCCATAGAATGGGCATTTAACATATTTTCAAAAGGAATGACTGTTGCATCAGAACAAATAACAGTATTATTTCTGTTTTCTTTGAACTTATAACATAAAGCTTCTGAATTATCAATGGAGATACCTTTCCAATTAAAATTGCTTTCAAGCAATGCAGTATTGTTATGAACAAATGGATCTCCTGAACCAATCTCTAAATATGTACCGTTTTGTTTACCATTAAGAACAGATAAAACAAACATATCTTGAAAATGTTTTGAATGATTCTTATGAATATTATATAGACCATTAAAGTTAAATTTAAATCTATCGGCATCATCTGCAATAAAAGGTATAACATCAGGATACCAAATACTATTCATAATTCTATCAACTTTTTCTTTTAAGCCTGGTTTTAGTTTATGTCTATATTTTAAACTAAAGAATAGTTGTTTACCGTTTTGCTGACCTGAAATATACCATGTTGCTAATGCTTGATAATATAATAAGTATTCATAACCAGGAAATCCTAATTCACAATTTTCTTCGAGTGTGTCAGGAAGTTCAGTATTTAAAGCATTTTCTGCATGGAATAGACAATGTTTCCATAATGATTTACTTTCGTAATGTTTACATAAATGATAATGTGCTTCAGGTCTATCTGGAATTAATGCAGCCGCATCAAGAAATGCTCCTTCTACCGTAAAGCCTCGATCTCGTTGTCTATCATAACAACGACCAATACCTATCATACATTTATATTGTAATTCTTTATCATCATTAAATTCTGAAGAAGATAAATCAGCAGCTTTCAAATATAAAGAAACTGCCATTGCTCCTTGTTCTAACTTATCATATTCTTTTGCCAAGTCATAACATTTTTGAGGATTCTTTCCATCTAATATATGATCTTCTAATAATTGCTGTAACATAATTTATCCTCTTGCCACAAAATCGAAGAATACCTCTTCAGGCATTTTTAATAAAAAGGTTCCGTTGTCTTGATAACCAAACGATACTATCATATTTCCATTTAAAAAAGTCATACCTGTGGCAAACTCAATATTATATTCATATCCTGTGGTTGGGTCAATCTGTGTACCCATAAAATGGAAGTCGCGAGTTTTATGAATAACATTCCAATCTTTATCCCATACAATAATACGATGATTGTAATGTCCATCTTTACGATGGAATACATCTCTTGTTAAATCAACCTCGTGAGTAAATGTTAATCTTCTTCCTTCACCAATTGGATATACCTGAGTACCTCCTCGTAAATCTCTTGGCATTTGAACAAAAGATGTTTGATCATGGTGAACAGTTTCAGTTGTTCTATTTTCAATATCGTATTTTACAACTTCTGTAGGATTACACCACTTTACAAAATGCCAAGGTTCATCTATAATAGGCATCCAATTCTTTTCACAATAAGTTGAATCATCTCCTGGAGCAGGAATTGGGTTACGAGAAATTTCTTTCCATTCTCCATCAACAAAATCTATTTCTTGCATTTCCATTCGACCCTTTCCTTTATCGTCGTAACAATCTCTACGAACACCACAAAGGAATAGGCGGTTATCCCAACTGAATAAACGACCATCTTCAAGACCAATAAAGTTCCAAGTTGGATCTGTATCAAATTCTGATGTATTAATACGACCTGAATTTAAAACATTTAATTCACTATCTAACTCACACATAATATTATATGTCGTTAAACTAATGTCGTTTTCTGGATGTAAGTATTGTAAAGGACCCCAGGTATGAGGAAAGCGTTTACCTTCTGAATGGTAAAGCGTATAATTAACATGACGAACATTTAAAAGAATCCTTCCATTATGTACAAAAATAGAAGGATTCATAATTCCTGTTTCGCCGGTTAATTCTTTTGGAAGGGTAATTGGGTGAATACTTCCGCCACGTTTCAATGCGTAGTGCACTAATCCGTGAAGACGTAAATCATGCATGTGAACTCCATTATATAAATCAGTTTTATATTATATTATAACATACTTTCGTATGTTTGTCAACTATTTATTAAGACCAAGGAACGCTTTTTTCGACTTTGCCTCTGGAATTAATATTCTTTGCTATCTTTGAATCGTATTTAGCAATTTGGTCAGCAGATATATTAGATTCTAACCAACCAATAACTTGTGCTTCAGTTAAATCAGCAAAAGGAGTAAAGTCAGCTTGAGCTACATCATCGGCATACACATCTGTATGCCCAACAACTTTTGACGTGTTGCCGTCAGCATCAACTCCAATCCTTCGCCATTTAATTTCAACAACAGCATCCGCCAACGATACGCCTTCAGCGTTCGTTACGTCTCTTGTAGATAGCTTAACTATTGACCATGAGTAATTCATTTATTACTCCAGAATTAAATTGCTGCTGGTTCTGGGTCGCTTTCGCCTTCTTCAGGTGCTGCAGCTTCAACTGATGGATCAGGTGTATCTGAAGCAGGTGCCCAAGGCATATCTGCATCTTCAATACCAGCTTCATCAATTTGAAGTTTAACTCTACCAGAGATATGATCTGCATATCCTTGATCGCCATTTACAACAGCCTTAATCCAACCAAGTACTGTTTCTTCTGTTAAATCAGAAAAATCAACAAAAGAACCGGCCGGTACGTTTTCAGCGCTGAACGGGGTTGCTCCTGAGAACTCACCTGTATTACCGCTTCCGTCAGTACCAGTTACTTTCCAATATGTTTGAACAACAGCTCCTTGTAAGGTTGCACCTTCAGAGTTAACTTGATCTTTCTTTTTAAGACCAGTAACTTCCCATGTCCATGTATAATCTGTGCTAAGTGCCATTTCTATTTTTCTCCGTTAATTAATAACATTAAGTTATAGTTTTATTTATATATTAAATTCAATAGTACAATGTATTAATCGTTAATAGCATCTGCCCAAGTTGGCAGTGTCATTAAATGATCGTAACCTTGTTCTACAACAGTTTTTTCCGATGCCATATCTATAGTGAAATTCATATTTTGCTCTTGATCTTGCATAATATTAATTTCCATAGAATTGTCTGCAGTAGGAACTTCCGTAGGATACTGTGCATATGCCGCAATAGGAGCTTTACCAGCTTCTCTTGCTTCTTTACTTGCATATACAACAACAGAAGCTCGACCATAATAACCAGCTCTCCATACGTGATCTGGCGCATTATCAGGTCTTACTCCTCCAGGATCTTCAGTATCAACAGTCCGCTTAGTTGTTACTACGTTATGTATAACATGATAAGCATTAGGACAATCCAATCCGTTCTTTAATTCATAACTTTTTATTAGTGCCATTATTTATTCCTTTCTCTTTCAATTTTAAGTTCCTCTCTCAATTCATCTACTTCAGATTTAAGATCTTTAATAGCCTGAATTAAAAATGGAGTGATTTTATCATAGTTTACTGTTAGGTAGTCTTTGACTTCTTCGCCATCAATGATGACCTTTTCTTTACCGCCGTTACCAGATTTATTTATAACAACCGCATTAGGAAGTACTTCTTGTGTATCTTGAGCGATAACAGAAACTTCTTCCAATCCACCCTCGATAACACCGGCAGTTACTTGTTCAGCTTCTTTCTTCCAATTAAATCGACTTGGTTTCAGTTTCATGATTGTATCAAGACCTTCACCTCTTGGAAGTTCTTGAATATTTTCTTTCAATCTTCTATCTGACCAGTAAGCAACAACGTTACCTGGTGTATATACTGAACCATCTAGATATAGACGCCATCCATAATATGTACTGTAAAAACCGTGTACAGTTTGATTCATCATCAAACAGATGTTACCATCAAACTGCATACCACCCCAACCGTTACGAGAACCTTGAACTCTCCAAGAACCGTAAGAAGCGTTATTTGGATAGAAGTGAGCGCCGTTAATACCAGAGTAAATACCGTGATATCCAGTTAAGTTGTTCCAAGTATATTGATAACTATAACCAGATCCACCGTTGAACTGCCATCTAATAGTACCCATTGGATAATCATCATAAATACGAGTACCTTCGTAAGAGGCATTAGCACCTAACTTAATACCAGTGTGGAACGCAATTCTTAAATCAGGATATGGATAACCCCAACCACCACCTTCTTGGAATATTCTATAAGCATGGGCTCCGTTACCAGAGTTACCACCAACACCTTTTGGTTCCCACCAACGGGCGTATTGACCTTCGTTACTAATAACATTCATGTTTGAAGTTGACGAAGGATCTACATAATAACCGCTGTTATTTGAATCATAGAAGATTGTACCGTAAATAGCACCATCACTTCCGAAGTATTTGCTTCCGTTCCAATAGTTCTCTTTCAGAATGGATCTTCCATTCATATACATTTCGTTTACATTGAAATAGAAGTTAGACCTATCAGTATAGACATGAGCGTGTCCACCGTTAGCAGGACCAAACTGAATCCAACCGTATGGAGTTTGATGTCTCCATCCCCAGTCACCACCTCTGAAGTAATAAGAACCATTACCGTAATCTATACTTGATAATCTACTTCTTCCATTAGGATCACAGAAATAACCTGTATTATTTCTATCGTAGAATATATAAGCTCTGAAATCGGAAGCATATCCATTACCGTAAATTTCAGTCGTACCGTAATTTGTTCTTAATGCCCAACCACCGCCTGCATTAAGGAAACCGATATTATTACTGTTATCAGCATATACGTAACCACGAGCGTTATTACCTGAAGTCGTAAATAAGATTTGTGAAGTACTTGATGTAGAGTACAATCTCCATCTTGAAGAACTATCAGAGTACCAATGCATCGCTGTTGCTTGGTTATATAATCCTTCACCTGAGTTATAGTTTCGGAACCAGTTATCAGCGTAGAATTCCCAAGCACGTATATTATTACCTCTTACATCACCTGAACCTGAACCGAAGTAATAAGCAGTATCATTACGATCATATAGAATATTTGCTCGTATATCATTCATAGAAGATACACCAGCACCATCCCAATAATATGAATTATTATCTCTATCGTAAATAAAGTTAACTTGTAGTGTACCGTTAATCCAAGTAGTACCACCTACATACCAGTTAATATATGTACCGTATCCTGACCTTGCGTCAATGTGTAAGTTACCGTTAGTTACTGCGACAGAAGCATAAGAACCAGTCCAATGTCCGTTTGTACCAACTGCGAGGTATTGACCCCAAGATGGGTTAGGTCCATATAATGTACCACCTCTTTGTCTTCCTGCCGCATTACTTGTACTGTTAGGATCGTAATAATATCCAGTATCATTTGAATCATAGAAGATTGGAGCGCGGTAAGAACCACGAGCTTGCATATATCCGGGCTGAGCATATTCTTCCCAAGTACCGTTATAGAATAATTCAGTTCTACCGTTACGACGCCAAATTGTCATCCATTCATTATCAATGTCGTTATAGATACCACATTCATCATTGTTGGCTGACATGAATACATAACGACCGTTAATTGAATAACCTTCCCAGCCGCCTTTACCGCCACCGTTAACCTGAATAGAACCATAGTTACCAGTTGGGTAATCTATATAAATTCCAGTGTTATCATTATAGCAAGGATAAATCCTGTTAGTAAGTAATGAATTTAAACGAGATGTACCATTAGGATCTACATAATAGTTTGTATCATTCCAATCATAATAGATTGGAGTTCGAACATCTGAAGCAAATACCGCTCTACTTGAAATAGCAGCTCTAAATCCACCGTTGTTGATAATCAACATACCGTGATCGTTTAGTTGGTTAGCACCACCTAGTCCGCCTGCGTTTGGATGCGACCAACCAATACCATACATATTTGCTGTTGAAGTACCTGCAGAGTTAGGTCTATAAGAAGAACCCATTGCGAATACTAATTGTAATCTTGTAGAAGCGTAAGAACCAGTTACACCAAGACCGTAGTTATTAAATGTATGATATCCGTTTTGGTCTGATGAATTCCATCTAGAATTTGAATGACCGTCAAAATAATAGCCTGTATTATTTCTATCGTAATATACATAAGAATAACTATTTCTTGCATATAGATCGTCACCTCTTGCATGGTTACGATTTTGAATAACAGTTTGTGGTGTATCAGTTCTTGGAGCAACACCAGATCCGTTACCACCTGGGTCGTATGAACCATAAGAAACTGTAGGTCCGTAATTACGTCCTTTTACTCTGATGTGATAGATAGCACCACCGCTACCACCACCTCTTAACCAGATTACAAATCCTCTTTGGTTACCGAAGTGAGCAACTTCTGCAGCAATCGTAGTATATGTTTCACGGAAATCATCAAACTGAATGTCGTAAGTCGATCCGCCCCAGCCACCGAAGTTTGTTCTGAGTAAGCAAGTCAATCCACCGTGGTGAACACCAGTACCAATTGGGTTCCAAGGAGCTTGTTCAGCGTATCCACGATAAATTTCGATCTCAGTGACAATATCCTGGTTGCCACCCCACCATGTTACTGGATAGTAAGTATTTTCGTTACCATTGATAACAATATCACCAGCCCAATACTGAGCATTGTTAAAGTCAGATGTATCAATAGAATTAACAGTAAGTTGATTTAATCTTGTTGTGCCATTAGGATCTACATAGTAATTAGTATCATTGTTATCATACATAATCGGCGTTCTGAATTGACTGAACGCATATACGATACGGTTAGTGTCAACTCTGAATGATTCATATTGACCAGGTGAGTAAGATCTTGTTCTTCGACCTGAATAATAGTTAAGATAAATATCGTTGCCGCCTTGTGCATCAATATGTAAATTACCACCGAGATAAATTCTACCAGCACCATTTACAGATTCTATTGTTGCAGCGTTTTCAACTCTAAGTTGATTTACTCTTGTATCTCTAAATCTTGAATCACCTGAACTTGAACCGAAGTAGTAAGCTGTGTTATTTCTGTCGTAGAAAATATTTGCTCTAACATCGTTCATGTAAGAAGTACCACCGAAGTCACCGTAGTATGAAGCATTATTTAAATCATAATATACAGGAGCACGCATATGTCTTGTTGCTCTGAATACTTCAGTTGCTACTTCAGCATTATATTCTACTTGATCTCCCCAGAATACAAATGTTGCACCTGTACCATCTGGGTTAGCATCAGATACTCTTATCTCTGCATCAAATGCAGTATTAATAAATCCGATTCTATTACCACGAAGTGTTAATGTATTGTATCGTGAATCACTTGCTGGGTTTGAATAATATGATGTATCGTTTGTATCGTAGAAGATTGGAGCTCTCCAATCCTGAGAAGCAGTACCACCAACGCCGTGTAATCTACCATCGTTCGCAATATAAGACCTATCAGAACCATCTTGTCTGAACTGAACAATTCTGTTTGAGTTTCCGTTAGATACAATGTACCAACGGTTACTGTGCATCTGAATCTTACCTACGCCTGCCCCTGGGTTTCCTGTCCAACTTGAATTACCGTCTGAACGAATATCGGAACTTGTAATATTAATTGCATTTGCACCACCATTAAAGTCCCAGGTACCAGCAAGTGTAGCAGCGTTTAGATTTGATGTACTTGCTGGGTCAACATAATACCCAGTATTATTACTGTCATAATAACGGGCGAAATATGCATTATTACCATACACATTACTTCCGATGATTACTTCACCACTTGTATTGATTCTGAATCTTTCAGTACCCCAAGATTGATTTATATGACCGTGATTTTGTCTGATTCTGAATTGGTCGTCTACATAACCGAAACCAACTGACCAAGTTGTTGTATTATATCCACTTGAGAATAAGATAGAAGGTCGGTCAGTACCACTAGGTACGCTTTGAGCTGATATATCACCAACTCTAAATTCATGAACAATACCCCAAGAGTGATTACCGTATTGGTTAATGGTTCTTGCTGCAGTATAGTTTCCTGGTGTTGAACCTGTTCTGTAAACAGAAAGAATATCTTGTGAAGGTCCATCTTGAATATCTAATTGTTTAATTCTTGAACCTGAGTTAGGATCTACATACCAATTTGTATCGTTTAAATCATAGAAGATTGGAGTACGAAGTTGTCCGCGAATATCTGCTCGACCAGCATTGGTCAATCTCATTTGATATACGCCGTTTCCACCTCCAGCTGTAAATTGTAAATTACCACCTGAATTTGTACTTAGGTTATCTGGTGATTCGTAAATTTGCCATTGGTTACCACCGTTCCATTTAATACCTTCTGAAGGACCTGGATCGTTAATAGTTATTGCATTAATATTATTAAGATTATAATTATTGAAATTCCAGTTACCAGCAACATTACTACCATCTTTAGGATCTACATAATATCCAGTATTATCTCTATCTCTTAATATTCTTGCATCTATAATGTCGGCTGTAATATCATCAACAGTTAAATCGCCGACAATATTAACATCTCCACCAATTTGTACATCATCAAGTACTTCTAAATCATCAACTAATAAATTAGATTCAGCATTACGTCTCTTCAACATAATACCAGCAAATTGTCTTAAAGCACCACCTGAGTTGTAGTTCATTAAGATACGAATTCTTACATAGTAACAGCCGCCTCCGTCAGACCCATTATATGGAGTATGAGATGTTGGAATAGTTGTATGATTTCTGTATGTTGTCCAAGAAGTTCCTGTATAGTTTGCACCGCCAACTACAAAGTATGTTGTACCTGTATTACCAGCAATTGGTCTCTTCTCACTATCATATCTTTCAATACCATAATAAACTAAACCACCTGAACCTGAAATATACTTAACAGAAATTTCACCGTATAATTCTTCACCAGGAGCAACAGGAATTAAGTCAGAATAGAATGTTCTATAAGCAGATGTTTGTAATACATAAGAACCTGCGAAAGGACCATCTGTTGTTCTAACATATTCTGATGTTGTGGTTGTAAGTGGGCTTTCATTAGGTGCCATTGCTTTAATGACACGCTTATCAAAATATTCTGTTCCATCAAATAGTACTAAGTCAGCTCCGCCTGAACCGTATGTCTTAACAAGTTCAATATTTTCATTACCGCCATTAAGTACAATACTGCCTGCAGATAATATACCATTAAAGTGAGCATTACCATTATCAAGGTCAATACTTGCTCTTACATTACCAGAACCTACGAATACTAATTCATTTGGATTAGATGAACCAAAGTATGAATAAGCAGCATTGTTATTGCCTGCCCAGAAGATACCCCAATTAGTAGCAGTGTTCCAAATCCAATGTGAATAATCTTGAGCTTCTAATAGTTTATTATTATCACCATTGGAACCTGTATCCCAACCTTGTCTATAAATTCGACCATTAATCATTAATGCTCGGTTTGTATTACCTGCAGCTGGATTTAAGTAATATGTTGTATCGTTTGAATCATAATAGATTGGTGCTCGCATTTGATTTGTTGCGAGGAAATAACCATTTTCTGTTTCAGCTTGTTTATTACCATTATAATAAAAATCAACACCTGCATTACGATCTGTTCTTATGACCCACTTATTATCGGTGTCGTTGTAAATACCTGCTTCATCAACTCCACTTGCCATGAAATTCCATTGACCAGCAATAGAATAACCAGCCCAACCATTTCTGGTACCACCAACTTCCATTGTGGCATAATCACCTGAAGCAACATCCATATAATAGTTTGTGCTATGATCTAAATAATATCTTAATGCTTGAATTGCATTGAATCTTGATGTATTATTAGGATCTACGTAATAGCCTGTATTATTTGAATCATAGAAGATTGGAGTACGTAATTGATTATTTGCTAGGAAGTATCCGTTTTCTGTTCTTGCTTGTTCACCGCCATTATACATCAATCTCATTGCGGCCTGACGGTCAGCATACCAGAACCATTGATTATTTACATCGTTATAAACACCTGTTCGGTTGGCTCCATCATGCATAAAGACAGAACGATCATCAATACTAAATCCTGAATATCCACTTCTTGCACCGCCGCTTACGGCAAGTGAACCAAATGTTCCTGTAGGTTCTCTTAATACAACAGCGTTACCATCAAGCTTAATAGTATCCATTCTGGATTCGCCAGCAAAATTGCCAAAGTAAGCAGTATTATCTAGGTCATAATAAATTGGTGAATAGGTAGCAGTATCAACTCTTAACGTACCAAATATTTGAGAAGTATAACCACCGTTCGAAGCACCTGACGAACCTGTGAAAGTACCCCATCTTTGTAATGGTGACCAAGCATTTGTACCAAGTGTTTGTGAAAGATATATTGGTACTCCACCGCCGTGGTCAAACTTGTGGAATTTATGAGCCCAGGTATTACTATTGTAATTACCTCTCATCATCAATCCGTTAGTGCTTGAGTTTGCTCCGCCAATATTTTCATTACCAACATTGATGTTCATAAACTGTTGATAAGAAGTACTTGCTGGGTCAGCGTAATATGTATTATCATCAGCATCGTAATATCTGCTTGCATACATATTAGCAGCTGTTACATCACCTGAGAAATTACCTGTCCCTGAATGTAACGAAGCCCAACGATAACTTGAATTACCAAGAGCACCTGAGTTGTTTGTTATAGGTACTAATGAACCACCACTTGCTCCACCGTTTTGACCAAATACATAATGAGTAATTGCTTCGGAAGCATTAAAATACCAAGCAGCGTTTGAGCCTGTTGTGACAGCTCCATCAGCATGCCAGAATGTAATAGAACCCTGTTGTAATCCAGTTAATCCAGGAGTCTCTGCACTGTTTTGGTCTGATACTGTAAGACCTACACCACCGCCATTACTTTGTTTTTGTATTTCAATTCCACTTGAATAGAATTGGACTGTATTGTTTCTTGACCTAAATGCACCGTTATTAATCTGTAAACGATTCACACCATTTGTTTGGAAAAGTAATGTATCATTACCTGAGAAACCAATTAAAGTGTTTGTATCACCACGATGACGAATATAATCATCAATGTCAACTGTATTTAATTGTGAAGTTCCATCTGGGTCTAGGTAATAATTTGTATCGGCTTCAGCATAATATAATGAACCGTGATAATTTGCTGTTGTGTAAATATCCTTATTGTTTCTGGCACGAATATAAGTGGTATCATTCATATACCAACCGCCACCAGATCCAAACGCAAGTTCATCAGTACTTAAGAATGTTGATGTTCCAGTACCAACTACAAATGCATCTTCATTTCCATTTAATTGGATTGAACCTCCAACATGCAATTTATTGTTTGAAATAACTCTTGGTGTTCCTGGAGTTGATCCATCAATTACTGAAGTATTATCGGTGACAGTATATGTAGGTGAAGCACCTGCGTTAACCATGACATCTGCATTATCATCAACAATTAATGCCTCAGAATAACCTGATGTCCAGAATCCCCAATTGGTTCCTGATTTTAATACTTGATATAAGTTGCCTGAACTATCACCGCGAATAGAACTTCCATCAACACCATCATGATAGAAGTGAATATATCTGCTACCATTTTGTGTTGGGTTTGAAGTTGCATCAATTCTGTTTAGATATAATAATGAATATCCACCGGCATTAGCTCCACTTATCGCGATAGTCGGGTTTGATGTTGCAGCATCGTCACCGTAAGAAAGTAAAGCAATACCACCATTGCCTGTATTATCAGACCATCTAGTGTTGTTAGTAATATCACCAATTCTTACAGCACCATTTAAAGTTGCTGATAACGAAGCATCCGCTGGGTTTACATAATAAGATGTATTTTGTCTATCAACAAATTTATCTGCTTGAATATCACCTTCAACGACAACCGTTTGATAGAATGTTGAATTTGCATCGGTAATATTTAATCTTTCAGAACCACCTGTAAAAAATGTAATACTATCATTTGCGTCAAAACCAAAATATGTATTAGTATCACCGTTATGAGCAATATAATCATCAAGACCAATATCATTCATTACCGAAGTGCCGGCAAAGTTACCATAATAAGCGGTATTGTCGTTGTCGTAATAGATAGGCGAACGCATTTGATTTGCTGCTAATACATAAGTATCATTAACAAGCAATCTTTGAGTATTTCCAGTGACAACCTCAAAACTGTTTGCAGCATTAAAGTTTAAATATGTATCAGTATCACCGTCGTGGAATATAGTACCAACAAGACCAATTCCATTTACTCTTGAATTACTTGCTGGGTCTACATAATATGTTGCGTTATTTAAATCGTAAAATCTTCCTGCATATACATCAGGGAATATTGCATCAACAGTACCAGTAATATTTGTTCCATTAACTTCGAATCTTTGTGTACCGCCTGTATATACTTGATAATTATCATTTGCGTTAAAACCAAAGTATGTATCGGTATCTCCATTGTGTTGAATATAATCATCAATACCAATGGTCTTCATTACTGATGTTGAATTTGGATCAGCATAGTAATTAGTATTATCTGAATCTATAAATCTTGAAGCAGAAAGGTCACCGGTGAATGTACCATTAACTGCTGTGATATCTCCATTTACATCGAGATCACCTTCAATAGTAACACCTGAATTATTCGCGGTTAATCTTGTAACACCGTCTGTATCTAAATCTATTGTTGCTGTATCAAATCTTATTAATGTATCAGTATCACCGTTATGAGAAAGAGTACTATCGATGCTTACAGTATTTAATACTGAATTACCAGCAGGATCTACAATGTATGTATTGTTTCCAGAATCAATTAATCTTGGAGCATATAAATCTGGTTGAACTGTTACTGAACTTGATGTGACGGTAACTCTGTTTGAACCGTCGGCACCAATAACAACTTGATCATTCGCGGGAAACCCAATATAAGTATTTGTATCTCCGCTGTGTTGAACATAATCATCAAGTTGGATTGTTTTCATTACCGAAGTTGCATTCGGATTTACAACATAAGTATTATCATCTGCATCTACAAATCTTTGACCAATTACATCGGTTGCTGCACTTACCGAACCGGCTGATGCTGAAATATTTCCAGTAGTTGCTGTAATATTGTTTTGTGCTGTAATACTATCACCAGCAATAACATCTCCTGCAGTTGCGGTAATATCACCAGTTGTTGCTGTAATATTATTTTGTGCAATAACATCAGTACCAGCATTTACAGTTGTTCCTGCTGAAACTGAACCTGCTGTTGCAGATATATTTCCGGCTGTTGCTGTAATATTTCCTGAAGTTGCAGTAATATCTTGTGTTGCAGTTACATCATTAGCGGCAATTACATCTCTTCCTGCTTCAACATCTCGCTCAACTTCAAGGTCACCTTGAGCATCTGATTTCATTGCCCAGTTGGCAGCGTTATTTAAAAATCCAATTTCACCGTTCTGATGATATATAGTTCTATTAACACCTTGACCATCAAAGAATATCTGTGCAGGACCTACATTATCACCTAAGGTAAGATCACCTTGTATTGTTATATTTCCTGCTGCGGTATCGTCAACATCTGATCTTAAGAATTGATATCCTTCTAAACCATCAACTGTATCAGCATCAAATCCATTATTAGCACCTTCATCTGCAGTTGTAATAATTCTACCTAATACCGAACCACCAACTTCGAGTTGCCAATAATCACCTGTTTCATTCCAAACAAGTTTTGGATTTACTAATGTACCGCGTTCAACTTCAATACCTGCATTTTCTGAAGGAGTTGAACCTGTGTAATTTGCATTGAGTGTTATAATATTATCAGCTAATAAAATCTCTTCAGTATTTACATATGTTGTATTACCTGAAACAGTAAGATCACCACCAACAGTTAAACTTCCTGCCACTTGAGCATTTGCTTGTGCATCAAGTAATGCTTTAATTACTGCTTGTCCATCAACAGTTAAATTTACATCAATCTGAGCAGACCCAGTAACATCAATATCTTGACTGAAGAATATATTACCTGCAGCAGTATCGTCTACATCGGATCTTAAGAATTGGCTTGCTTCTAATCCATCAACTGTATCAGCATCTAAGCCATTACCCGAGCCTTCATCTGCAGTTGTAAGAATACGATTGCCTTCAATCGTTGTTGTGGAAAGACCTGTAAAATCTGTTCCTGTACTTGTAAATGCTAATTTAGATGAACCTGCGTAATTAATAACAATACCAGCAGTATCATCATGAAACTCAATACTGTTATCAATACCAGGATTTGTTATTTTATAATCACCAGCTGAAATGTTGCGAATCTGGAGTGAATCAGAATCACCTTCAAATGCTGCGATAATTGTACTTGCGGAGTGACCACCAGAATTGGTAACTTTTAATGTCGCGGTACTTTGCGTACCTTGTGTAAGGACTGTATCACCGGTGACCTGAAGTTTTTCTCCAGTATCCGTCGTGCTGCCGATAACAGCATTTTCCGGTGTCAAGAGTCCATTCTTGACTATAAATTTTTTATCATTTGCCATTCGGTTCACTCTCCCCAGATAGGCGGTTTAAATTGTTCAATTGTACCTTTTTATTTATTAAGTTATGACTCAGTATAAGTAGCAATTATTGTAAATGTTGTGCTTGTTGCCGATGCTGGAGTACATCTTAATCTTGTAAAGAAGGATCCATCAAAATCTAATTCATATGAGGCAAGTTCGCTGTTTGAAGTGATACGAGCAAATTCTGTTCCTAAGAAAGCGGTTCCTGTATCAATTCCTAATATTTTCGTTACATCAACATCAGAGCCTGACTTTGCAGTTATAATATATTCTACACTCTTAAATGAACCAGCAATATTTTGATCTAAACTTATTGTTGATGTTGAAGTTGTTGTAGTTTCTTTACTTGTAATTCTTCCGTGTTCTAAATTAACATTGCCATCAACATTAATATTTCCTGTCACTGTTAAATTAGGAACTTCTAAATTACCGGTCATTGTATCACCGGTAACATTTACATATCTTGCATCAGCAATTGTTTGTGTTAATACAGCAAGATTACCTGTTGTGAACGATTGAACATGACCAAATTTATCAAAGTTAATACTTTCAATAACTTCAGCATTTGCTAAATCTAATGTACCTGTATTCGCAACACTTGAGGTATCGGCGTGAGTAAGAACAACGTTTGCTGTTAATGGACCACCTCCGGTAACTCCGTCAGATCCTGTGACTGAAACATAAGCAGCTCTTAAGAATAAAGTATCTGATTCTGTTTCGGTATAATAACGATTATCTAATTGACCTGCATCAAGTTCGGTCTCAGTGTAATATCTGTTATCAAGTTGACCTGCATCAAGTTCGGTTTCAGTGTAATATCTGTTATCAAGTTGACCTGCATCTAATTCTGTTTCTGTATAATAACGATCATCAAAATCAACTTGATCTAAACCTGTGACATGACCATAGGTATCTAATATAACATCTTGTATAACTTGACCGCCGCTTCCTAATACACTTGCTTGTGAACTTGTATCAGCGTGATCTATTGTGATTGTTGTATTTGAATTCTGATTAAGTGTAAATGATCCACCACCATCAATTGCATTTCCTGCTGTGATAGTGATTGTAGAATCAAAGACGTTATTTGCTGCGCCTGATGTTGCGGCATTAATGATATCTTGAGCATGTTGACCATCAAGCAAGTCAGCATCTAATAATGAACCTGTTCCATCAACTGTAAGTAATGCTGTTAATATTTCAGAAGCAGTTTGGTCAGCAGTAGCACCAGCTTCAATACCATCTAATTTTGCTCCATCTACTGAAAGATCTCTGCCATCAACCGTTCCAGAAACTGAAACATTTCCATTGATAATAATATCACCAAACTGGTCGATAACGGTGTTGAAGACAGAACCATCACCTGTATTGATTTGGAATGTATTGTTTGCGTTATACCATTCGGTAGAATCTACTCCCTTTACAGCTCCTGTAGAGACGTTTGTTAAACGGCCATCTTCGTCAACTGTAATAACTGGAATTTGAGAAGCAGAACCATAAGTTCCTGCGGTAACTCCTGTATTCGCAAGCTCTGTTGCTAATGTCATTACTCCAGTATTTGAAGAAGCAAAACCTGTAACTTTCCCTGTGAGTGTAAGATCTAATCCATCTTCTAATAAATCAAGTTTAGCACCATCGGCAGCAATATCACGACCGTCAACTAGACCTGTGACTGTAATATCACCTGTGACATCAATACCTGCACCGAAATCAACATTCGCATCAAATTGTGATATAACATTATTGAATGATGAACCATCGCCTGTGTTAATTTGGAATGTATTATTAGCAGTATACCAACTTGTAGAATCAATACCTGCGACCGAAGCGGTGGCAGCCGCAGTGATACGACCATCGGCAGCAATTGTAATAATAGGAATAGAAGTTGCTGAACCGTATTGAGCAGCAGTAACTCCTGTGTTAGAAATATCTGTTGTAATTGTTCCGCTTGCTAAATCAGTTAATGTAACTGAACCTGTGACATCGCCTGCGAGTGTAATTGTTGGGTCAGGTTTATTTGTTGCGTTTGTAAAGTCGAGATAGAAATCACTATTTGCTCCATCAAGCAAATCAGCGTCTATTCCAGAAAATTGTCCATCGTTACTTAATATTACTTCAATAATTTCAGTGTTAGTGATTACATAAGGCTTATTTGTAAAATTAGTATAATCGAGATAATATGTACCTTCTTGTCCATCTAAAAGATCAGCATCTAATCCTGAAGCAGCTCCATCAACTGTTTTTAGTCCTTCAAGAATTTCGGTATTTGATAAATCTCCTGTAGCACCTGCTTCAATTCCATCAAGCTTTGTACCATCGGCAGCAATATCACGACCGTCAACTAGACCTGTGACTGTAATATCGCCGTTAACTGTAAGATTTGTAAACTCACCAATAACAGTATTAAAAATACTGCCGTCAACAGTAGATATTTGGAATGTGTTGTTTGCGATATACCAATCAGTATCAGAAACACCTGCGACTGATACATCAGCGGCCGCGGTAATACGACCATCTTCGTCAACAGTGAATGTTGGAATTAAAGAAGCTGAACCGTATGAACCTGCTGTGACTGTTGTATTCGCAAGTTCTGCGGATATATTAATTGTTCCACTTGCTAGGTCGGTTAAAGTTGTTGTTCCTGAACCTGTGACCTTTCCTGTTATATTAACATCAATTTGAGGATCAGGTTTATTTGTTGTATTAGTCCAATCTAAATAATAAGAACCTTCTTGACCATCTAATAAGTCAGCATCGAAACCAGATCCTGAACCTATATCACCTGATGTAATAATTCGGCCTGTAGTTCCACCTGAAGCAATTTCCCAATAATCATTTGCTTCATTCCATTGTAGAATTACATTATTTGAGGATCCTCTTTCAACTTCGATACCAGCATCTTGAGTTGGACTGCCCGTGTGATTAGCATTAAGAGTAATGATATTATCAGATAAATTAATAGTCTCTGTATTGACATATGTGGTGTTTCCTGATACTGTAAGATCGCCTGTAATGGTTAAATTTGCTGCGAAGGTATCATCAACATCTGACCTTAAGAATTGTGTTGAATCTAAACCATCAAGTAAATCAGCATCAAGACCTGAACCTGTTCCGTCGACTGTTTTAATTAAGGTTAAAAGATCAGCAGGATCCGCACTAAACTCGACAATGGATTCTGTTCCATTAATATCTTGTTTAATGTATATCTTACCGTCAGCTGTATTAATCGCAAGTTCGCCTAAGTCCAACTGGGCAGTAGTAGGCACTCGACCGGCAACGGCACTTCTTTTTAGCTTAATTAATGTCGACATATATATGTCCTTCTATATCATATACCTATTTAGGCAAAATTAAAAGGTTCCTCCATCTAATGTTGTGACGGTAACATCTCCGCTTGTCACGGTAAAATTAGCTACATTAAATGAAGCAACACCAATATTGGTATTGTTTGCTAATTCACCAGCAATTAATATTTGATTATTGCTGACCGTTGTGTCAATACCTTCACCGGCGGCAAAAGTAATGAGTTCTCCTAAGGCAACTGTATCTACGCTACCTTGTTCAGCGGCAAGTTGTATACCACCAGATGTTAAATTATTTATGGCAGATTCTAAAAATTGTTTATTTACTGCATCTAAACTATTGACAGGATCTAAAATGTTTGTTATAATAGAGTTATCGACACTAAGGATATTACTATTAGGAGATAATGTAATATCACCTGTAGTAGTAGAAATAGTCGAATTAGCAAATAAGAAATTGCTTCCTATTAGTATTTGTGTATCAACATTAAGTCCTAAAAGACGGTTATTACCACCCGCAGGGTTAATTAAATAATTATTATTTTGACTGTCAATAAAGTTCCTTGAATATACGGAACCGTCTGATACATACCAACTATTGTTAGTATTATCAAAATATGTACCAAAGTTAAATGTAGAACTTAAGAAACCTAATTTGGTTCCTTGAGCATACATATACATATTTCCAGAACCAGTACCAAAAGTAAGGGTTGTACTAGGTTTCTGATAACCAACCCACAAATCAGCAAATCTTGAAGTACCTGCTGGATCGGCATAATAACTTAAATCGTCTTTACTTACAAATTTTGTTGCTCGTAAGTCACCGTTAGATGTATCACCACCTTCCGCATTAATATATCTTGCATCAAGGTCTACATAATTAAATGTTGTTGCGATTGAAACATTTGAGTTATGAACAACAGTACCATCACCAGTAACTGCTCCTGTTAAAGCAATATCGAAATTATCAGTTTCAAAGTTTAATTTACTAGATGCAGTATTTGATGTGACAGTAAGACCTCGTTCAATATTACCATTTCTTACTGAATCTTCAAGAACTTCAAAAATACTATTCGCAAAGTCAACAACCGCATTTGATGAAACAGATAGAGGAACATTAATTAATGAACGAACACGTCCATAAACGTCAAATTCAAAGTTAGGAATAAATCCTTCAGGACCTGCATTTCTTAAACCTGTGAATGTATTCCATACAGGATCTAAACTAACTTCAGTAACATTATTACCGCTATCATAATTTGAAATTGTTAATCCTGTTCCGATTTCAATACTTGGTTCGTTAGATGTATTGAATAAATCTAATACATAAGTATTAGCACTCTTTGTGATATTGAAATCACGAGCAAAAGTATTCTCTACATAGAATTTAGTAACTGCATCAGAATTGCTGACAGGTTCAGCTAAACCTGTTATAATAGTATTGCTAACATCAATATTACCAGTGACATTAAATACAAGGTCAGTTGCAGCAGGAGTTGTAATTCGTTGTTGGTTGTCAACTGTAAATGCAGTAATACCCGCAGTGACAAATCTTAATTCATCGTTATCTGCACCAGGACTTGACTCTGCTTCAATAAAGGTATCTTGGTCAACATCTTTAACTCCACCGAGTGAAGCCCATGCATTTCCACTATAACCCTCAAATACACCATCTGTTGTATTGAAACGAACCATACCTGCAGTTAATGTAGCAGGCCTATCTCCTGTGGTACCGACAGGAACCGTTAATGCTCCTGTTGTATCAATGACAACAACTTCTGTATCACTATCAATGGTTCTTACATATAAAGCATTCCAATTTGAACCTGTTGTACCAAGATTATACGTTGCATCATCTTTAGGTAATAAGTCAGATGTAAAATCGGCAACAACATTAATAGTATCAACCGCTTGATTACCTAATGTTAAATTACCTGCGATAGAAACATCACCAGTAAATTCTGCTGATCCATCAACATAAAAATTTGAACCGTCCCAAGTAAATCCTGCATCATCTGTTAATGCACCACTTGGTCCTGCGACTACAATTCTATTATCTGTTAAACTTCCTACACTTAAAACATTGGTTGTTTGATTGTAAGTTAAACCTGCATCACCTTGAATTGCACCGTTTGCGCCTGCGACAAATACCGAACCTTCGGCAACAGTTTCAAATGTTGGTGCTGTTCGGAATTCAGAGGTTGCATTAACAACCATGTGACTACCGTCAAACTGAATATTATTGTTTGACGATAACGCACCGGTATCAGATACGAACATCATCGTGTTCGCTTGTAAGTTACCTACTGATAAACTGTCACCTGATAAACCACCTGATGTACTGAAATCACCATCAACAGAAATACCACCAAGTACTGTTAGGTTTGTTCCATCCCAAGAAAGGTTTGCTGTACCTCTAAGATTTCCGCCAGGTCCTGCATATACAATAGCTTGGTTTGGAATATCAGAAACATTGGCAGCACCAAAAGTTGCACCACCAGTAGCAAAGTCAAATACAACTTCACTTAATGTTGGTCCATATTTAAAATTACCAGATTCATCAATTTGTATTCTTTGTGTACCTGCCGTGAAAAAATCTAGTTGGTCGTTATCAGAACCAGCACTTAATTCTGCTCGTATAAATGTATCTTTATCAACGTCTTTAACACTACCTGCTAATTCTGACCATTGATTACCATCATAACCTTCAAATCTACTATCTGAAGTATTATAACGAATCATACCTAAAGCAGCAGTAGGTCGGTCAGCGGTTCCACCAACAGGTAATGTTAAAGCGCCGGTTTCATCAATCGTTACTACACCACTTGAGCTCTTAAGTGTAGGTGTAAATATTCTTCGCCATTCTTTGGTAGGCGTACCTAAACTGTATAATCCTGATTGGTCAGGAATTAAATCAGATGTAAAATCAGCAACAACATTAATGGTATCTACTTGATTATCACCGAGTGTTAAGTTACCCCCGATGGTAACATTACCTGTAATATCAGCATCACCATCTACGGTAAATGTTGTACCGTTAAATGTTAATTTTTCACTATCAACAAGTTCGCCATCAACTCCTGCATATACAACTCTACCTGATGTTAAATCAGTAACATTAACAGAACCTAATTCTGTTTGCCCAGGCACTTGAAGAATATCTAAAAATACTCCACCTGTTGCTGTAATTGAAACACCATCAAAAGATAGGTTTGCAGAAGTAACTAATTCACCATTTGCAGCAGCATACATTATACGACCTTCTTCGAGGTCTAATATATTAACACTTCCTAATGTTGCTTGACCAGGAACTGATAAGTTATCTAAGAATACACCACCGGTAGCAATAATGCTTGTACCGTTAAATGTCATTCCTGGGCTGTCAATTAATTCGCCATTAGCACCTGCATATACGATACGTCCTTGAGTTAAATCTTCAACATTTAATGATCCAACTTCTGCTTGCCCTGTAACATCTATACCATTTAAAAATGCGCCATTCAAGGCAGTGAATTGATTTGTTATGGTTAAGTCAGTAAGACCTTCAATAACTGAAGTTTGTTCACCTAGTGTAAGTGAAGTTGTACCGAGAGTAAAATCGGCAGAAGATATAACTGTGGAATTAGCAGTAAAGTTTAATGGACTAAAACTTGCGTTTTCAAAATCTGTAATATGTCCGAAAGTATCAATTGAAATATTTTTCGGATAAGATAAATTTGAGTTTGTAGTACTGACAGCATTTGATGTGTCAGCGTGACCAATAACTACATTTGCACCTTGGTCAAAAACTGTTTGTGATATGGTAATGCCAACCGTATTGGCAACGGAAACAACGTATTCCCCAATAGTATCAATACCAAGAACAACGGAGTCTGGAACGATTTGCGGCTTTCGTTCCGCCGGTGCGACAATAGGAGTAGATTGTCCTTGTTTCGGTATGGCCTTAATCGAACGGCCAGCACCGATTTTGACTTTTATACTCACGAAACCTCCGTAATAGTATCGACTACGATTGCTAGGCCTTCAACTATTTTGGTTCGTTCTCCTGTTTGTTTTTCCATTATTACATCATATTGATATTTGCCCGGCTGCAGCGAATCTGTCTGTTGGTCTGTTAATACCAATGTGATGTCATTGTTTGCTACTTCAATATTGAAATTTAATGCCGAGGCGGACGAATATACTTTTCTTATGCTGCTGTAAAAGTTATAAACAGAAATAGTTGCGTCATCATATTCGACACCCTCATCATTAAACAGATTCAGTTCTGTTCTGAAGTCCATTCCTTTATCGATGTAAATATTAGCTCTTGATGCCATGGTGATGAAACCTTTTAAATTTTGTTATACTTGTTATATTTATAAGATACCGGCAGTCAAAACGAAAAAGGACATCTTATAGAAATGCCCTTTATATGAATCGTCTCAAATGATTTAGAGCACCTTATACTCCATAATGTATTACTTTTTCAGTTCGTCAATTTGCTTTTGCTGTTCTTTGATTGCTTCAATTAACAATCCAACAATATTTCCATAAGAAACTGATTTATATCCTTCACTTGAAAGCCCAACAACTTCAGGAAGAACTTTTTCTACTTCTTGCGCAATTAAACCAATTTCATGTCTTTCGTTATCTATCTTATTATATGATACTCCGCGTAATTCTTTTACTTTATTCAGAGCATTATCAATTGTTTCTATATTCTCTTTTAATCTTTCGTCAGAATTTGTTGTGACATTACCTGTTGCTGTAAAATCACCTGTTCCTGTATCAAACGTGAATCTTGTTGTGGTACCTTCACGAATGATAACATCATGAGTAGCATCACAGTCAATGTACATTGTAGTTCCATTGTCATAGAACTGAACATCTTCACCTGTACCGAAGTATGCGGATCCACCGCCGCCGTTAGAACCATCTTGGAATACAATCTTACCAGAAGATACTGTATTTGTAGCTGTTCCATCGAAAGAACCACCACCAGAAGGCCATGTTGTAATAGTAGAACCGCCTAGAGTTATTGAATTA